GTCCATACCTCTTAGGGAGTGCCGAGAGCTTTTGAGATGTGTCTTTGATCTGCTCATGCGTGGCCGAAAGATTGCCCTGGTATCGAACGATCTGGATGTAATCCAAGAACACGCACGCCACCTGGTGCCGCTTAACTGCGGTGCGAATCAGCCTCTCGATATCGTCAACCGTGGCTCCAGGTGCAAAAGCAATCCAAAAGGGAGTAGTGCTTAGTTGCTCGTAAAAGGCTTTGACCTTCTCTTTCTGCTCTTGGGTAAGCTTTGCTCGCCTTATAACCCTGGCATCGATCCCTGTGGCATTAGCCGCTAGCCGGTTAATAATCGCATCCCTGGACATCTCAATTGAGATAAACAGACAAGGGATTCGATGGGCAAAGCACATCTGATACAGGAACGACAAGCCAAGTGCCGTCTTGCCCTCTGACGGCCTCGCAGCAACCACAGACATCGTTTTCAAGGGGAGCCCGTCACACACCCCATCAACAGACCGGAAGCCAGTCGTCAAACCCGACAAGTCAGAGCCCTTTTTCATTTGCTCAACCATGCTACGCTTCCAAGCCTCAGCCAAAGGCCCTCCACCCTCGATGAAAGCACCATGTTCAATTCCGATCTCTAAGCTATCTAGGATCGCTTTTAAATCGCTAGAGGTGTGAACACCCTCGGAAGCCGCGTTCAGGGCTTGCGCGGCAACCTGGACCACTTTACGGCGACTGTAGGACTCGGTGACGGCCTCAACTAGCTCGGGGTAGCACAAAGGGGAGCCGATTAGGTCTGGAGCCATCACCACAAAAGCGGGGCATCGGTCACCCGTTTTTTTGTGCCAAGCGACCATGAGCGAGGCGATGTTGATTGGCAAAGATTCGCGAACCATCCCAGCCATAAGCTCGAACGCATCCCTCAGCCCTTGATGCTCGAAAACCTCAGCGTTCACCAGGTTCGAAACCTCAAGGAAAATATCGAGCCCCCCGATAGCGCAGCAACCGATTAGAGCCATCTCTGCGGGGTGCTCTTTCGCTTCAGCAAGCTCAAGGGTAAATTTTGCCGGTTCGTGGGTCATGCCAGAAAATCTTTCAAGTCGATCTGGTCAGCCTGCTTCTCGGGCTTGCTCCTGGCCTGCTGAGCCATCGCCCTCTGATCGGGCTCGAAGATCCCTTGCCATTCGCACTCAAGCGACTTGGACACAGACGCGATTGCGCCAGCCGTCCCGAAGCTCGACAACTTTTTGAGCTGTCGACCGAAGAAAACAGCGGGCTCTTGGGTGATCTTTTTGAGCCTAAATCGGAAGCTCACCCACTGCTCAAATAGCTCGACAAATTCAGGGTTGTTTTTCAGCCCTCCAGGCCACTCCATTTCCAGCACCTCGAGCCAAGATTTTTCGGCAGTCCGTTTCGGTTTTGCCTTTGGCTTTTCCTCACGCGCTTCTTTATTCCTTAAGGGGATTACTTTAAGGGGAGTACCTTTGTAGGTCTCATTTGGTAGGGGTCCCCTACCCTCATTTGGTAGGGGTGTCCTATCTACTTTGGTAGGGGTACCAAATAAGGGTATAGGTCCATTTGGTAGGGGTGCTATACCCTCATTTGGTAGGGGTAAGGGTGTTTCCGCAATGCTGTAAACCGCTGTTTTCCCTGGCCGTTTTTGCACGCTGAGAACGTCCAAATCGACCAAGATTTTCAAGCTCGATCTGACTGTGTTTGCACTCAATCTACATGCCTCAGCAATGGTCGGGAGTGATGCGTAGCAACTCCCCCTTCTTGCCACATGACAAGCCACTCTGAACTCTTGAGATGTAAGCCTCATTTCGTCAATCCAAGCCGGAATAAATAGCGGTTCCCTTTTCATCAATCCACCAACTCAAGATAAATGAACACCCCTGGATGGACTTTAGCCCACTCCTTAGTAACGGCTAATGAAGTCAGATAAGAGTCATCATCAACCCGCCCAGAATCGACCATTGCATCGATGACGGCCTTGGCTAGGTTGTCAACGTCGGGCTTTTGAGTGTGGACCCCTGGCGCGGCATCCCGCAGAATGTGGGCATTCTTACCGGTCCTGTAGTGGGCCTTAGGTCTTGGCAAATGGAATTCCAAGGCTAGCTTGTAAGGCCCTTGACTAACGCCCATCTTGAGCCGTGTAAGAGACTTGACAGCCGCTTTCCACATGTCAGCAGTGTCAGGAGTGTAAACTCTGGCTTGCTTTCCAAAAGATCTAGCCTTGACCCTTGGCTGAGCCACGGGGACGCCTTCGACGAAGTAAGACACTAAGTTACCCATTCTTCACCTCGCTTCGTTCACGTTCCTCGCGGTCGATCTTTCTTTGCCATGCTTTGACATTGACCTCTGAGTTGATCTGCTCAACTTGCTGCTTTTTGGGATCGAGTTTGAGTGACCCTCTTTCCCAGCACTTGTCAGCCGCTCTCCGATACTTCTCTAGCTCTATTTCGTCCATTTGCTTGACTGGTTGTGCGTTCTTTTAATTCGCTTCCAAATGTCCCGCCCTAAGATCTTTGCGGTGTTCACACCTCGTCCAAGATAAGGCATAGGCCCCTGGTGATTGATAGCCGCCATTCGATCAAACTGTCCGTAGTAGTTTGTGCTCATAGCCAGTTGTCTCCCTCTACAGCACGCACCGATGGTGCGCTCTTAGTTGTTTTGAATGTCCCTGAGAGCAATGCTCGACAATCCTGCTTGCTGGCTTCCGCTGAAGCCTTCTTGCCTGTCTTGGCGTGATAGACCTTCTCAAGGCTGGGAAGTGAGACCTTGACGCATTTCAAGAACTCTTCAGGAGTCATCCCAACATGAGTCTTGAGAAGCTCATAGGCTTTCCCTGGATTTACGCTAGCCACTCGCTCAACGCCTTCCTTCAGGAAGTAGCCGCTAACTAGTCCGCCTTCCATCAAGGTTTGTTTGACATGATTCTTTATGTTATCGATTAACTTTTGGGCTTCAATGGCTTGGCCGTAAAGCCTACCCAATGCTTGAGGGTCTGAAGGCAATCCTGATTCAGGGATTGCAAGTTCAACGGATGCGAATTTTTCTAATTCCTGATCACTCATATCAATTTCCAATTACCAAGGGACGTCATCTTCTTCCGGTTTCTCACTTGCTGGGCTTGCTGAGGCTGTTACAGCGCTCGAGGCCTGCTTAGGCTTGCTTGACGCTGGCCATTGATCCTTTTTCAGGTAATCTTTCACAACGTTCTTGACTCCTTGTGTTCCGTCTTCTCGCGTGTATGGCTTTCGGTCAAGAACAACATAGCCTTGCACTCCTTGGCAAAACGAAGCGTCAATACTGCCATTCATGTAAGTCTCGCCAAGCCCGGTACCATAGCAGAAGTGTCGAAGCTTTGCTGCCATTGCCTCCAGCAGCCAATCACGCACGACAGTTGTTGACCCATCGCTAGATGATGCGTAAAGCTTCAACTCAATCATTTCATTGCCTGACTTGCTCACTTTGTCCTCTGCTGATGTCACTTGAAACGGGTAGGTTCCAGCAGGGAAAACATTAAACCCTAATTCTTCTTCTTTTTTTGGTGTGAACTGCATATCAGTGTCCTTGTAAGTGCTTGATGATTTTCTCGACCTTCTCTTCCGATGCGTCTTGGAATGATTCCACCCCAAGCTTCTTAAGCCATCCCGCTTGCTTGTCTTCGGTAATCGAGAGTCGCTCAATAAGCGAATTGAGAACACCCAGTTGTTGCGCGGTGGCGTAATTGTAGGCAGAGACATTCGCCTCAAGCCTTCCCTTGCCAAACCTCTCGGCAAACTCTTCGTAACACCAGGGGAACCCTTCCCCAACGACAAAGCCTTCCTCTCGGCTTTTGATTGGGATTGCAAGTCTCTGCGGTCCCGTGTGTGTGATCTGCAAGGCAAGGTTGAGTTCGTAGTCTGTTTTGTCCCAGCCGTCAGCACCCCATCCTACTTGTTCGCCATTGGACCACTTAGCGGCCTGGTGGTGAATCAAGATAGTGTTCATGTCGAGCCTGTCACAAGCTGAAATCAGCGAGCGCATGAACGCAACAGGAGGTTTCTTGGACGCTCCGAATGCGTCTTTGTCCCCTAGCCTCTCTTGCTCTGCTGTAAGTATCGAGCCCCACAACTTAGAGACCGAATCTATCACAAGGGTTTTATAATCGTGACCCCCAAGTGAAAGCTCTCTAATCTCATTCAATACTTCTTTGGGTGCGTTCGCTCCTTCATCTGGTCCGAAGTACATGCCGCCATGCTCCTCTAGCCGCTTCATGTAGGCCGGAAGCTGGTTGCCTGGTTCTGTGCAAATGTAATAGACGCCAGGAAACCCCATTGCTCCCCAAGTTTTCCCGACACCCGGAGCCCCAAAAATTGAAATCTTTGCTCTCGATTGTTTGGCCGCTGTTGGCTTAATTGCTTTTAATGGCATAATTTTTCCTTTGTTCTGTTATTCCTACACGTCTCCGAAGCACTTGCCGAAATATTGGCGAAACCAAACAAGCTTGTATTCTTCATCCTCAAGCTCTTTCCGTTTCTTCTCGATGCTTTTCTCAAGGTTCTTCTCAGCACTTGCTCGAATCTCCCCTAACCCTTCGATGTCAATTTCTTCAGTTTTAACTATCTCAGCGTCATCAGTCTTGTTATTGATCGATTTGAATTTGATGTTTGTTCCCGAGTAATCAGACTCAATATAGCAAACTGTGACCGTTGGCAGCTCACTGAACTTGTCGAAGTGGGAAATAATCCCGTTGTGAGCTTTGTAGTTGCTATACTCTTTTACAAGTATACGAACATGGTCGCCAACCTTCAAAGCCTCATCGCTTTGACTGGATGACTTGATTCGAACGCCTTTAATTTCAACGCTACCACTCTCTAGCGTTCCTTCCATTTGTATCTTTGTCTCTATGCTCATTGTTTTTCCTCTAGTTGAATTCGTAATTGTCTCTTGTCCTCTAGCAACTTGGCGTTCAAGTCGCTGTATTCCTCAATCGTCTGTTCAAGCCTCAAGATTTCCCGCCTTAGTGCTTGCTTGTCTGCTTCATGGGCGTCCTCATCATCCATGATAACCCGCTGGTCAATCGCTTGCTCCTCGCTAAAAGACAAGGGCTTAAATCTATCCAGTCGTGCCATTAGTCCTCTTTCGCTTCCTTCTCAAACTGCATTTGAATTTGGAAGTCTTGAGGGTTCATCGGAACAGTATCGACTCGTTCAAGCGTCTCTTCATCGTAGAAGTATTTCACTTTTCCTGGAGGGTTGAGAACAACCGCAAATTGCTTAACCCTCATCTCACCGCCCTTACGAACCATTGCTGCAAGTGCGTTCTGATCTGCAATCAAGTTCTCAAGCTCCGCTTTCATAGTGGCTTTCATCTGTTTGAACTTTTCCTCGTGATCTTGAGTCTGCCGCATTGCCTCAGCTAGCTCATCGCTGTTTGCAACTCTTTCCTCATCCGTGAATCGGTGTTCAACTTGAATATCCTCCCTGAGTAGTGGTTGGGGGACAATGTATAGGTCTTCGAGTTTCTTTGCTTTTGTCATGATGTTTGTTTTTAGGTTGTTTATTTATTCGCCATAGCCAGAGCCAGAGCCATCTCCAGAGCCAGAGCCATTGCCATCGCCATAGCCATCGCCATCGCCATAGCCATCGCCATCGCCAGAGCCATCTCCACAGCCAGAGCCATAGCCATATCCAGAGCCATAGCCATAGCCAGAGCCAGAGCCATAGCCAGAGCCATCGCCATAGCCAGAGCCATCAATTATCTCGTCCACAAAGGCACCTTGCTTAAAGATTCTTGAGCCTTGCTAGTCATCGGGATGACCTCAATTGCTACAAGCTCAATTTCGTTGACAGCACAGGGAATCCTACAAGAATCCGGCTTGCTGGTGCCCTCCATTGCGAGCTGACTTAGCGATGCCGCCCCAGCCCATGCATGGACCCTTCTCGCTTGCCTCAAGGTCACTTCAATTCCCGCCAGTGTGCTTTCGCGCTTTGCTAGGTAGCCGTAGTGTACGCCTGCTGAGTAAGTGCGAATCATCACGAGATCGAGGCCGTCAACTTTACTTGCCATCTCGTCTCCCTCTGGAACGTAGGTGACTCCCTCTATTTCAATTTTATCAACTTTCATTTTATTCGTTTTTGCGTTCATCGTTTTTGTTTTCAGGTTTAGAAGTAGCTTAGAATCGTTGAGATGATTAGAAGCATAAGTGAGGCCCAGAATAGGCAGTTTTGAAAAGTATCCGACTTTCTACTCATAGACTTGTGATTTTTTGAGGGTTGATTGTTTTTGACTTGAGAACTTCGTTTACGTCGAATCTAACAATCTGCTTGTTGATTCGGATGAATGGAATTTTTCGTTGAGAAACCCATTCCGTTATTGTCCTCTCCGATACTTGCAGAATCTCTGCAAGCTGCTTTCTCTTCACGATTCGAGCGCCTTCAAGAAAACTCATTTCAAGCCCTCCTGAATGAATTGCCGAATCACCGTGCTAACAGAGGAGTGCCCTTGCTTCTTGGCTAGTCCTAGTAGCTTTTTCCTCCATGCGCTAGGAGCCTTGAATGTGTAGGCGGCTAGCGTTGTTGGTTTTGTCGTTCTTCTGGTGGTCACACCTCAACAGGTAATCGGTGTTCACACCCAGCGCAAGAACTTTTATTACTTTTTAATAAAAAATATTACTTTTTGTAATTCTTGAATCTGGTCGATTTGTGGTCTAGTGAGGAGGTGGACAACATTGGAGTTGTCACGACTAAGAGAATGCCGAACCAAAGAAATCCAGAAAAAACACAAGTAAACGTATGGCTCCCTGACCACCTCAGTGACAAGCTGGAGGAGTTCCGTAGAGAGAAAGGACTCAGCAAAGCTGAAGCTCTAGCGCTTTTAATAGGGCAGTCTCTTCCTGGCGTAGATCAAGCTGAAGTGGATCGAGTGATGGGGTGGAATTCTGAGAAGAAAGACTCGCTAAAGAAGCCAAAGAAGGCACCCAAGAAGAAGGAACAGTGATCGTAGCGTGGTTGTTTGTAGATGATTGTTGCATGCGCCTATACTACAGGCACCCTAGGACATTAACAGACCAAGCATATAACTTTTATTGGTATTTATAAGTGCCAATTTGCGAGCCGCGAATATACCATTTCAACCCTATGACCACATTCTACCTATTTTTGTATATCGCTGGCTTCGCTTTTTCTTGCATCTGGCTTGCTTATCCGATAGTTGCAATGAACAGGCTCAAGAGCATTGACGAAAGCCTGAAACGCATCACTGGCGCGGAGAAATAGCCAGCCAGCTTTCAGTATCCTCCTTGCTTACTAGCTCTCTGTAGACCCCTAGGAACACACTCGCAGAATGCCCTAGTTGCTCCGTTGCTTTCTCAATCCCATACACGTTGTAGAAGTGGGAGGCCGCTGTTTTTCTCAGAGCATCATGAGGCCAGTTTTCAATCTCAGCGCTCTTTCTTAGAGCGTTGAATCTTCGCTTAAAGTTTGTAACCGGAACCCCATTGCCGGCCTTGATGCATTCCAGAGCTGGTTTTGTAAGGGTTACAATTCGACGGTTTCTAACTTTCGCCTTCTCGGCCTTCAGGAACACAAGCCCTCTCTTAATGTCGATTTCGCCCTCAGTGATCCTTAGGGCCTCCTCTGGTCTAATGCCACAAAACAAGGCCAGACCTAGATAGGTAAGCATCCCAAGGTCATCTACTGCTGCCACATCGACAAGCCTTTGACACTCCTCAACCGATAGGATCTGAGGGTCAACATGGGGCACCCTAACGCGCTCAACTCGCTGTGCTGGATTCTCGGCCAGATATCCCACTCGAACACAGTACGAAAAGAATGACGACAGCCGGTTGAGATGGGTTTGGCGAGTTGAAGGCGCTCCTTTTTTCGTGCTCAAATACTCTGAGACAAGCTTGTGATTGAGCTGGCTGATGTCCATCCCCTCCCGGTCCAGCACGAAAAGGCGAAGGCAAACACGCAACTGATCAAGGTAAAGAGCCGAAAACCCTGCCGCCTTCTTGGCCTCTAAAAACTCATCTCGAGCATCCCCAAGCGTTCGGCCAGTCTTGGCGGCATGATGCTCTTTGAAAAAGGTCCAAACTTCGTCCAGAGAGACGTTTCGCTTGCTCATCTCTAAAAGCACCGTTGAGACCTTGGCTCGCTTTGATGGGGCCAATTGAGCCCATACCCGCCCCGCTTCGTCCTTTTCCTCCTTGAAGAGCCGAAGAGCCGCTATTGCCTGCCCCTTGGTCTTGTAATACTTGCGCCGACGCTTGCCACCTATCCTTCCAAAGTCTGCTTCCCAGCGAATCAGGGAGCCGTTAATGGTTACTTGAGTAGGCTTTGGCATAATTGGCCTGAGAAATTGACCATTTATTGACCACATTGCGACCATTTTCTTGCTACCTAGCCGCTACCTCTCTCTAGCAAATGTAAGCAAGGGCAAATCGGAACACCCGCATAAGCAAAGGCGAAAGTCATTAAAGACCCGTAAATAAAGGCCATCGTCGACCTGTCCTGAAAAGAGACTAGGGCACCTTGACACGGTAGGGGTCGGAGGTTCGAACCCTCCACCGCGCACCATTTTAACCCCATCTAAGCCAACGACTTAAATGCTTAGGCTGCCTGCCACACTCCGACCCCCTCTTAAGCCTATTGACCATTTATTGACCAAATTTGATTGGTGGGAACCAAAGTCGTTCGATCTTTCACATTAAAAAAGAAAAAGCGCCACATCGATTGGATAGACCGATGGGACGCAGAATAGAGAGCCTGAAAGCCCTCAAAGTCGATGTTCAAGCCGACTGATATGAGGAGATAGATACTGCAGTTCTGGGCCGTTTTCAAGAGTGAATATTCATTTTTTGTATCCACGATTATTGAAGCTCTCTCCCGATCTGCCTTCCTTCACTTCCTTCCTTTGGGCTTAGAAAGCTCACTCAAGTCTATTGACCATTTATTGACCAAATTTGGTGCTTTTCCAGGGCTTGGAAGACCCCATCGACAAAGCTAGGCCAAGTAAATCTTTGCACGGAGCGAGAAGCCTTAGCGCCTATTCTGCGGCATTCCTTGGGGTTTTGATAGGCCCAACGCATAGCCTTGACGCCTTCTAAGGCAATCGGCATGGCCCAGTCTCCGAGGTTCCGGTAGTGGCTTTGGGCTCTTTCGATCTTGTAGCCTATCGGGATATGATTTCCGAATTCGAAATATTCTCGATGCCCGCCAAAATAGGTGCCTATTACCGGCCGGCCGGTTGCCATAGCGTGAAAAGGCCACATTCCCCAGCCTTCATAGGTCGATGCGTCGACGTAGCAATCTAGGGATCGAAGCCATTCCGCCGCTTGCTCATGCGGTAGGTTCTCACGAATAATCTCGATTCGTGGGTCATCGTCAAAGATCGGGTCACCCGACTTGTTGAGTTTGACGGTTAGCGATACATGAGGGTTGCCAGGGAAGGCAGCAAGAAACCACTCAATCACCCGATCCATGCCCTTGCGCTCTCTTACGTGCCGGATATTCCCAGCCGTCCCGAATCGAAAAGTGGCCCCTGCCGTCTTTGCTGACGGCCTGTAAAGCGAATGATCTAGGCCGATGTTAACGACCTCGACTGGCGGCTTGAGTTGCTTTCGGAATTCGTGAGCGTTTTCGTCACAGGGAACAATCACAAGATCATACTTGTTAATTGCCTCAATCCAATTAGGGTCAAGGATGCCAGACTCGTGCATAGTAAATATAGCGTTCTTTGTCCCCATGGGGGGCAGAACATCGCACACAGACTGAATTGAGAATTGAGGCCCTGGAACCTCTCGCTCATCCGAGACAAGCTTAGAGCCTAGGCCGAGATCATGGATGATTCGATTGTGATAGTGGCGAAGTGCCTGGAATTGCACAGGTGCGGATTTGGGAATCGATCGAGCTGCATTCTGAGAGATGTCCCCATATCCATCTGCCACCTCGTAGCCAGACCACCAAAAGAGGCTTCCGGGTTTATGTTTTGCCGTGTCCCATCGTTTCCCTCTGTGTTCTGGTCGCGTTCTACGCCGCTCAACAATAAGCCCCTTTACCATTTCCCGTCGATGCAATGCCAGGTTTCTAACCGAGCCTTGAAAGCCACGGGACAAGCACATAGGCCGCACCTAGTGCCGTCAAACTCATCGCATCCCTGGCAAATATTAAGGCGCCTTGCCTGTTCCTCATCCGTGGCCTTGGTCGAGTCCTTGAGGGCTCGAATTGCAGAGCCAACAAACTCCCTACCGATCTCAAGCGCTGAATACTTGCGTCTCGCTTCCCTGCTTCCGTAAATCATGTCAAAGGAACTCGGATATAGTTCTCGGCAATTGAGTTGATCCCAATCGATGAGATGACAGAGTTGCGAAGCTGAGCTCCGTTGCTTGCGTCAATATCAGCAGTCACCCCGATGATAGGCCCATTAGGTGGCGTCCCCGCTTCGAGCGTCCCGCTCTGGCCAATCATGCAACGCTCTGCGGGGTTCTCGATCACAACAATCTCACCAACATCATCAATGTCATCCCCTGGAGAAGGGTCTTTCAGCTTGCTTACTTGGCTCTTGATCGGGTCTTGAATCAAGATCGGAGTTCCTAGACCAACACTGTCAACGTAAGACCGAAGAGCCAACGGAACGGCCTCAATAACTTTCGGATGCGGCCTGACCCTCCACTCAACCGACCGTCTAAAGAAGTAGGCTTTCAAGGTCCCGCCATCGCTCAAGATGTCAGACCAAGCCTCCGCTGACTCTGAGAAAGGTATTGAGTCTTGACCCCAAGCGCCTTGGGTTGCAGCCCCGCCTGGTTCTTCCCACGATAGGTTTTCGATAATTGAAAAGCCCTCTGAGTTAGTGATTGATACCTCTTTGAATCGAGACCAAGTGAGGGTTCGGCTTTCGAGGTAAACCGGCACCCCAAATCGCGAAGCAGTCAACAGATTGAGAACTTGCGCCATTTCTGCTTGTGCTGCCGCTCTCATGATCGTATTGGGCAACACCCCGTAACCGCCTCGATCCTCTCCAGAGTTTCGGATTGCTAATCGGTCATCACTTGACCCAATCAAAGACAGCGCCTCTGCCATCGTAAGGTCTCGGGAGTCTTGATTCCAGCAAAGCGAAGGTGGGCCAGCGTCATAAGTCAAAGTATCCAAGACCCTTTGCTCATCAAGAAAACCGCTCACCGAAGCCCTAATGACGAACTCATGATATTGCCAGAGCTGGGCAATCGGCTTTGTGTCTCGGTCTGGCTGAATCTCGATGTCTGCATCGTCATAGACGTGAGGGGCAAGACGCTGAAAAAAGAAACGGCATAAGGCAGCGCCTTTTACTAGCGTTGGATCATAGTCAGCGTCAGCCGTGGCGCTAATGTCCCCAATCCGCTCCTCATCATCAACCCCGTCTATCTTCCACCGAAGGCAGGCTACTACAGTGTTCTCATCTGTTCTTGGCCCTGTATCGGTTGACAAGTAGGCAGACCGGCTAGCTGAAGAGTCAGCGATTGAAGAAGGAGCGCTCGAACTCTTGGTTAGTCGGCCATTAATGACAACCTCAACATTGTGGACGCTCGAGCCAGCACCGGTCTGAACTCTGATTGCCTTAACTAAGTATGGAGCCTTGAACACCTGGCAACTCTCATAATGTGCTGAGATACCATCACAGTCGCCACTCCCTACATCGTCAATGCTGTGGTCTCCGAATGCGTCCCAAATCGAGTCTCTGCAAGTGCTTGAGCTTGCGCCGTCCGCCGTGTCAATCAAGTCGTTGACAAGGCGACTGGTAGTCGAATACGGGACGTCATCGCCCTCGTAGCGGTAACCTGGAGGGGTCTCCACTTTGGTCACCACATCAGGCAAGGTCGTCTGGCTTAATCCAAACTCATGAAAGTCCTTGCCCTTGCCTGTGCCGTCCGTCTTATCCATCGCGGAGCTGAACGTATGGCACCGATCATGGAAGGCACCTAATATGTCGCCGTAAGTATCGGGCTTGTAAGTGGCTGAGATGTTGTCTTTGTAAACTGTCTGCCCCCCTATCGACATGACCCACTCATTGGAAATCCATGTCTTCGGAATGTCGTCAATATCGATTAGGAAGTCTGACTCGTAAACCCCAAGGTCGGTTGCCCCTGTGAAGTCTAAATCTTGTGCCTGGTTGCCTCGAAAAGTCTCATCAATCTTGTAGTTGCTGCCGTCGTAATTAATGTCACCAGAAGGCGCGGCCCCGTCCGCTTTGACAATATAAAGGACGCCCTCTTGTATCTGAGTCACTGGCGTTGCGAGCGGTGCAAGGTTTTGAAAAATGTCAGCGTTGGAATCGCCCTTTCCTCGACGATCAAACACCAGCACCGAATTCCCGTCACCGTCTACATAGTAACCCTTGAGCCGGTCATAGTTCACAATCCGAAAGAACGAGATCAAGAAGTCCCTCATGGCCTGGTATGGGGCAAACTTGGCCAGGTTCGTCTCTGCCGGAAGGTCCGCGCTAGGCCCGTTCAGGATCATGCCCTTTGAGAAGTAATCGTCCGAAATGTCCTTAGCGTCAGACACGATCTTGCCACGGTAAATCGAAGGACTGCTTGAGCGAGCTGTTGCCATCCGAAGGTACACATAGAGGTCAAATACTTCCGGCTTGTGATCCATTAGCTGCGCTACTTCGACATATATATCGACGGGACTGGAAAAACCATCGACAAGCTTAACTTTTAAATTCCCCTTGAACCCAACAGGAAACATCACAAAGTCTTGCGGCTTGGCCGCATTTATCAAAGTGGTGTGAACCACCACCCCATCAATCTCAAATTCCACTCGATGAAATGTCGTCACATTGACCCCCACAACAAGGAACCCGTAGAAAGAAAAGTCGTCGCCTGGATTGCTGACATTATCATTGTTCCCGATGCTCCCATATGTCCCTGGCAATGATGGTGTAGCCCACTCGAACAAAGGGTATTCAGCCGACACTGCACCACCTGACCCTACTGAAACGCCATAAGCAGGAGCCAGGAACCATTGAGAGTCAAGCATCTCTTCATAGGCAACGGTTAACTCTTTAGGATTCCAATCGCCAGCATCCTCCCGCTCGTCATCAGTGCCCCTCCATTCATTCAAGAATTGGGTCATCATCTGATTCCACTGCTGACCCTTCTCATGGATCATCTCATCCGATGAGTCCTGAATTTTGCCGCCTAGTGTTTTATGGTAGGCATTCTTCGGGGTTATCCCTGAATTGATCGATTCGAAAATCCGAGCAACCTCCATTGCTGGAGCCTTGGAAAAGTCGGTTAGATCGGAAGCCAGAATTGCGCCTCGTTGCTGCTTGCCTAAGTCCCACTCCTCAAGCGGGGTCGATGGTGCTGGAGCGCCTAGGAATTCTCTAAGCGGAATATCCTCAGTCCTGGTGTGCTCTGAATCGTTCTTTCCCGGGTTACCGAAAAAGAACCCGACAGCAGGATTGCCTTGATTAAGCCCTTCGTAGTCACCGACACCAGCCGTTGGCCAATTGTAAACGGTCTCTTTGTAAAGGCCGTAAAGTTGCCACCACTCATCTTCTGGCGGGTAGAGCGGCACAACATCATTTGAAGGGTTTCGAAGGTTACGTACAAAAGAATGCGCCGCCCATAGGCAGCGCCAGTGCATATCTCCCAGACCAGAGAGAATTCCTTGGTTGATCCTTTTAGCTACCTGGTTCGCCTGCCCTGAATGCAGGACATCATCAACCGCAACGGAATCAACCCTCGAAAAAGAGCCTGAAAAGGAGGAAGGCACACTTTAGGAATTGTAGTTAGGACGTCGAATTGCTTTGACCTTTATTAGCTGGTCGCACTCAACAATCACGTTGCCGTCTGTGTTTTTGAAGTCGGTATGATAGTACCACGAAACAGGGGCACCGCCATCAGCGATAGCAACTGTCTCATCTCCAACGGTCACGCCGCGAGCCGTTTGTGCTGCTGTTGGTTGGCCTTTGATCGTGATGTTTGCAGTCGCCGCAACTGGGTTGTCGAAAAAGACAAAGCCTAGCTTAGTTGTCGGAATTGCAAAACCGTTGCCCGCTCCAGTGGTAACAAGGGTTGTCATGTTGTCGGTTATCGGTTCAGGGTTGACGTCGTGGTCTCGTAAGGTAATCGATTGTTCTGCCATGTGGTCGAAATGATTTGTTTAGTGCCTAGGTGCTCCGCTTATCCATTCAAGCGCCTTCGGGAATACAACACCAAGCGTAGTAGCGGCCCCGGCACCCCAAGCGACGACTTGAACCTTGAACGATTTAAGCTTTGAAACGTCTGCTCGAATTTCACCAAGCTCTTTCTCCATGTTCCCCATTCTTTGGTCCACTCGATCAATTGTCTTGATTAAAAGCTTTGATTCAGAGCTAGTCATTTATTCGGAGCCCTCCAGAGCTTTTGCAATCCTTGCGATGTCCTCGAGCCTTGAGTCTAGCTCCTCCATCTTTGCTTGCAGTTCATCAGGCAGAGCAGTGGGGTTACTGTTGCCCTGGTAAGCCGCGAACGCTTGAACCGCTGCTGGCGCTAAGTCGCTAAGGAAATTTGCAATCACGCTATCAGGTGTCGCTGCTACTTCCGAAACGCCAACGCCATAGTTCCAGCCATCCTTTCCAACTGACTCTGTGAGCTGGAGATCTTTCATTTCAAGCTTTTGACCAGCTATTCGAATTCCGCTTGAAAAGTCGACATTGACAACCTTGTTGGTCTTTCCGTCGCCACCAATGTAAGCGGTTGACTGCTTAAGCGTGTGATGCCGATCACCACACGCAGACACAACAAGAAGCACCAGGACGCAAAGCAAGACTGCTGTGAAATCGAAGATTGATAGGGCTCTTGCTTTCATCTTAAAGGTCGGTAGGGGTGTCGCTTTCAGCCGATTCTAGGCCCGCAAGGATTGTAGCGTCGTCGGGAAGCGTGACTTGAACTTTGGCGTTGTGAGTCGCAACCGCTGCGCGCATCGACGCGATGACCTCTGGGGCCTTGCTGGCTGTCGGGTCTTCGCCGAGGACAATCTTTGCTTCCATCCTTTCCCGAAGTGGCTTGAACGATTCTCGAAGTTCGTTTGATGCCGCCCGATTGTCTGCCTGTGCTTGTGCGCCGTTTAGCAGGCTGATAACGTATTCAGTTTTTTTAAGAGACATGGTGCTTATTTAGTTTCGTAGACGAAATCAAAGATTAGAATCGTGGTGTCCAAGAAGTTTGTGTCGTCCAAGACAACAACACCGCTAGCTCCTGTGTCGTAGAGCGTCGCCTGAGAGGAGTCCTTAGTGATAGTTGCTAGTGGCATAGAGGTTAGTGACGCCATGTTATTGCCTCGCAATGGAAATACATTGGCATCAAGAGCCACATCGTCAGAAGTCTTTGGCATTCCTGTTAATACTGCAGTACCCGTCGAACTCCCCTTCGAAGAGAATGTTACCCTTCCCCACACATGACAAGTCTTTGGGGCGATCATTCGGTAGTTGCCTTGCCCTGCCGTGGTCATGCCTGTATTGCCACCACCAAATGTAATCGCGGGCGTGAACGTGCCTGCCTCCCTACTGTTATCAAATAAAGCAGTAGCGGAACCGGTTGCGGTCAACCCGTTTCCAGAGGCGTCTCTCCAGTCAGCGTCGTCATCAATGTTCTCGGAAAGGAGAGCGAGTGCAATATTCGCCCATTGGTCGGACGCTGCAATAACACGGTCCTGGCTCCACCGCAAAGCCTCTGCTGACGTTAAGAGGCGTTTCCAGATCACCAAGTCACTAATGATTCCGGGCCAGAGCTTTGCACTGTTTTGGTGGCCAATTTGAATGCCATTCGAGTTGTTGATTGTTAACGCAACCGCCGAAACGGCGTCAGCAGTGCCTTGGGATATACCGTTTAGCCATCGCGTGGCGTTGCCGTTGCGGTCGACAGTAACCCCCAAAACATGCCAACCTTCCGGTATCACATCTCCGTCATCGGTTGATGTTACGGTTGCTGTGCCGTCCCCTAAGATAAACTGAACGCGACCAGTGGCAGAGTATCCAAGAAACCAACCGACAGCCCCGCCCCCACGGGACGACGCAATGCAATCATCGTTGCGTGTTCCGGGGTTGTAAACTGTGGCGAAGACTGAAAAATCGGTTGCAGTGCCAAAATCCAAAGACGCGCCATGAGCTGTTGAATGGATATTGCTAGACCCGTTGAACTCTAAACCGTTCGCAGGCTGGCGAGAATACGCCCTATCGTTTACGTCTGCGGTTGCCATCACGTCAAGGTTTGTTCTCGACGTTGCAGCACTCGAAACATCGGAAAGGTTATTCGCTGGCGTTAACCCTTCAGCCGCCCCAGGAACGCCTAGGGTTGCACGGATGGCCGCTTTCATGGATGAATCCACAACTACGCCGTGCTTGCGGACTAGTTTGCCGTCAAGCGAAAGAATGTCGCCATCGGTGTTGAATGCTAAGAAGTCTTTGGACATTTGTTAAAATCTTTCTATGGATTAAGTTTTTCGCTAAAGCTAGCCCCACCTTGCAACGGTCGAACTTGACGCAGTAACCGACGCCACGCCTCGCTGTGATTGAGCTGTAGAAGTGACACCCCTAGACGTTCTTTTATGGAGCACTCCAACCGACCTGCCGGGGATGAAGCTATTTGAGAAGTCAATGAGCTGGTTGATTGCGTCTCGAATATCAGGCCAAGAGAATTTTGTCAGCTTGCGGATTGGCTTCATGAGTAGATAGTGTTTGTCGTTAGCTCTGGCTCATTGTCAACGTAGTTAGTCCATTCAGTGACCACTTCAAACTTCCCATTGCCAAGCGGGTTCGTGATCGGTGGTGACTTATACCAGTAGGAACCATCGAAAGCCGTTGCAACATCCCCGACAATATTGCGCTGAGTTATCACAGCGTCAGAAGCAGACATCAAAGAAACTAGCTTGTCGTTGCTCCACATTTGACCCGTTTTGAAATGGTCAATGGAGTTAGAAGTATTCCCAGGAACCGTCCTAATATTCCGCAAGACGTGCCGCTCTTGATCTGCTGAATTCTGGCCAGAGACAAGGAGCCC